TTTGAGAAAGAACCATCCTTCTTTTTACTTCCAATGTCTACCCACTTTTGGGCAAACCATTTATCTAAACCGTTTTTAGCCATTAGGAATTCTTTCCGACAGCGTCCCTATTCATTCCTCTAAGGCAAACACCGCCACCTCTTTTTAAACCTTGTCTTTTTAATCTAGCAGTTGCTTCCATTAATCCACCGCCTGCTTTCATAATTCTACCACCCATAGCTTTTTTAGGTCCTCTAAAATCTTTTCTCTTTACACCAGATGGATCTTTAATTTTACCTGCACAAATTCTACTAGCATATGCGTTAGCATATGCTGACGGATATACTTTGAATTTTCGCTTCGCTGCAGCTTTACCTCTTGGACATAGTTTAGTCATAATTAAGCCTTTGCTGTTTGTTTTGCTCTTTTAAAATCTTTTGCTTTTGGTGCACCTTTAGCACCTTTTTTTCTCATCTTTTCACCACGTTTTCTTTTAGCATGTATGTTTGCGTATAAACCTGGTCTAGACATTATGGTTTCTTCCTTTTTAATGGTTGTTTCATTCGATCTCTCATTGGTTCTTCTTTTATTACAGCTGGGTTTCCTCTTTTTTTAGGTTTACGACCCATGTCAGCTCCGCCACCCATACTTCTTTTTTCTCTTAATTTAGAAAGATCTTTTTCGTTAATAGTACCAAATGGTGGTGCTACATCAATTTTTTTCTGATTGCCTACAAGTTTACCACCTTTGTAACCAAATCTACGGCCCATCATTCCACCGCCCATTTTACCGACTCTACCACCTGTAGCTTTTTTGTCTGGAACATTTTTATGATAAATATTGCGACCAACTTTTTTAGCTGTACCGGTTGCAACCATTTTTTTTATTTCTTTACTAGCTTTAATTCCTTCTTTTCTCTTTGTTTTAAGTCCTTCCACTTTATCCATTCTTTTAATAGATTCTCTTTTTCTTATAAAGTTAGCTCTCTCTGTTGGATTTTCAGCTTTTTTAAAACCAAATCTATCAGCTCTTTCATCAGTAAATTTTTTTACTTTTGTGATATCCGGAGAAACTTTTTTCTTCCTTGGAATTTTTTTTACAATAAAGTCCATTACCTTTTGACCAAATTTTGCTGCACCTACATATTTATTTGCCATTATTTTTTTCCTCCGTTTCTAAAAATTTGTGTTCCTTTTATACCATAAATCGACGCAACGACAAGTATCCACAAATTTGTGAACCATGACGGGAGCTGCGAGAACATCTCAAAGAACAATTTTACTTTGTCCATGGCTCCCGGATCGTCACTTATGACTGCCCAGGCCAAAATTACCACGGGCAAACTGAGAATTATTAAAACTGCCTCGTCCTTCCAGTCTGATTGTCGTGCTTCTAATAATTTGCCTTGGTAAGCTTCCTTACCTTCAGCCATACGAGAGGCATGCATAAGTTGTGCTTCAGACATAGCCATCTTCGTCTTCTGCTTGTTCTCATAAATTTTACTACCAGCAGAGACGGCTAATTTAATTGCCGATAACCACATAATTAGTACGCTTTAGAGTTTCTTTTCTTTTCTGGCAACATTCTATTCTGACCACCAACTGGTAATTCAGGTTTTCCTGTTGCAATATAGTTAAAAGCTTTATCAGCAGTTGTTTTAGATCTAGGATCTATCTCAACTTGTTGATCTGCAACTTTAACTTCTTGTATTTTATCTAGTTTTTGCATTTTTTACTCCTTTTTATTAATCTTCCTCTACCATAACTTGTGCTTGTTGTACACCTGACTTCGCAAGGCTAACTCCAGCTCTTAATTTAGCTAAATCTTCGTTTTGTTCCATCTTATCTTCAGCTAAATCTCTTGCTTGCATTAATTTTGCTCTATCAAAGTCAGCTTTTGACTCATCTGCAAGTTTTTTACGCTCATTTTCCATTGCTCTAAGGTCAACTTCACGTGATTTTAGTTTTAAAAGAGGATCATTGTCAAATTGTGACGTAATTTGCTTCTCTTCCTTCATATATTCCTCTGTCATTTCTGCAATTAACACAGCTTTTCTTGCTTCAATCTGATTTGTAATCATTTGTAGCTGTTGTTGTGCTTGTGGATTGACTGCTGCTTGTTGTTGAAGCATTTGTAACTGCATCATTTGCTCTCTAAACTCTAATTGTACTTGTTCTTGTGCCATTAGACTGATGTGTTCTAAAATATTTTTTTGTATTGCAGCCATAACTTGTGGATTATTTCTTACAATGTTAGTTGACATAAAATTTAAGTGTGCAGTTATGTGAGCTCTATGGTCTTGACCAGGAAAAGCTTGAAAAGGTTTACCAGCTAAAGCATTAATGTGCTCTAAACTTGGATCCATTGGCATATTTGGTGCTGGTGGTGGTAAAACTGCATCAACATTTTTTACTCCAACAGCTTCGTACATGTTTCTATAGATTTGATACATGTTATGTAAAGCAGGATTTGATGTAGCTATCTGTAATTGTGTTTGAGCTAATGTAATTCTTTGACTCATAGAAAAAATATTAGGATCTGCTACTGGTACGACATCTATTCTGTCATCAAAATCTGCTTGTTTAATATTTCTTTGACCACCTACAACATCATAAGGATAATCTGGTGGTAAATATTGTGCAACAACTTTTGATAAAAGTTTAAATTCATTCTTCATAGC